ATGCTTACACCATCAGAACTATTTAATAAAACTTTTACACCGTCAGATGATATGAATTGGTGTCGGCTCCCCTTTAAAAGCCCTAGAGAAGTAGTCAATGAAATAGTTAAGAACCTGATATCGAAAATAGATAATAATTTACAAAAAGGTATAGTTTCTTTCGAGTGCCGAACTGGTATGAATATGCCAGAAGTTAAAAACCAAGATGTCATGCATCAACTAATTTGTAAATTAATCAATGATGAAATGAATAAATTTGGATGGATTACTTATATTCGAATGGAATATGAAACATGTAAAATAATACTAGCAGTTAAAGAAAGTGATTTATCATCAATAGAGATACTCATGACAGAAACCAACAAAGACTAAATTTTAATGTACTTTAATTAATAATTACGCTCATAAGACTGTCGTTGTTGTCTTTAAAAATTGCCATTATCTCCACTCATAGAAATAAAGCTAATATTACATAGAGAGGTAAAAATACTTCTATCCAATAATAGCATTAAACACAAACTAAACAGCGTTACGCATCACGCTCTACCCTTCACCACCGAAAATGGTCTAAATCACCAACCTCGGTGGTGATGGCTAAGAAGGCCCGAAAATTTTTATTTCCCGAGAGTCTGACTCGTTTGAGGTTTCTGCGCGCCCAGAAGAACCTACAAGATCAATAGGTTAACTAATAACAAACACATCTCTTCATTACCTTCTCTCGAATTCGCTTTCGAGATTCAGCCATTGTAACGCCAGGATTTTTCCAATTTTCTTTTTTACTAAATGGATTTTCAATTACTTTTCTTTCGCTTCTTTCCATAATGAAATCCTCTCAGACTTATTTATGCTTTACACAAAAAAGAACTCATTAACTAAAATTAATCTTCAAACAGCGTGTCAGCACCAATCAATGGAATAATTCTCAACAGTACATCTTCCATTACACCACTATTTGCAGTCGTAATTAACTTAGCACTACGGTCAGCCCATGACAGGGTTTGAATCAAACTTGCTGCCACTACTGATGGCTTATCTAGGTTCTTAACTGGTACTTCTGTCACACCACCACGAATGCTTGTACTGATTGGACAACAAATTAATAGTCCAGACTTCTGATTATACTCTTTGCTCGATAGCACTAAAGCTGGACGATATTTACCAATTTCTTTACCTTTTACTGGTTCAAAATCTAACCAAACAATATCGTTCCTTTGCGGTATATATTTCACCATTACTCGCCTAGCTCCTTGGCTGAAATAACCGCAATTTCATCTGCATGAGCAGTGTATGCATTCATGCTTTGTAATAATTCTTTTTCACTAAATGGAAAACGTTTTTTCTTCGCTTTAATTGGCTCAATAATAATTTTACCGCCTTCTGTTTTCACTTCGATTTCTGTGCCTTCTTCAAGACCCAACTGACGAATAAAAGCAGCAGGAATAATGTTACCTAAGCTGTTACCTATCTTTCTTACTTGAGTACGCATACATTACCTTTACGTGGCTACTTTGTTATAACACCAATTATTGTATGCTTAACTGCCAGTGTCAACATTGTTATAACTTTCATTCGAACATAACCACCTCTCACCAAATACCCTCTTCCCCAAGTCGTCTTCAACAAAGTACTGGCCCACGAACTCGACAACTCACAACGCTCGGTAATCTGTTCTGCTGTTACCTTTTCACCAGGCATAATCGACTGCAGAACTTTCAACTGGGTTTTACTCAATTTTATTAAACCAACTTGATGAGGAACAACGCGTGCAGCCCCTATCAAATTAGCGTTGATTTGTTCGTTTTTCGTACAAAACTGCATTCTTATTATCATCCGCTGAGGTTTATAATGAAAAGTAGCTTCAACCCAGTCTGGATAAGCAAGGTTATGGCTGTTCTTTTTTCTTATTTGATTAAAGGCATTGATATACGCTTCTTTGACTGCTGCTGCACGTTTTCCCGTAAATCCCATTACGAGGAACATGAAGCCGTCTTTCGTCATTTGGTATGCTTTCGAATCTCTTACTGCACTATTACCAATGTTTAGTTTTTAAACATAAGCGCAAAAGTTCGCTGATGTAAAAATATCTGAGCAATCAAGGGATTCAATCTTTTTTAAAACATCTTTGTGTTGTTTGTTGAAGTGTTTTGATACTGTTAATGAATCAGTGACAAGTTCATTAGTATCAGAGATGAAAATAAGATCTGAGGGACTGAGTTGCGCGATAGGCAAAGCAGATTGGATAGGCATAATAACCTCCTGTAGTAATGATTTGATCACCACTCAGAGGTACTAATCGCTGGGTGGCGAACTGAGTAAGGTTAGTACTACCGCCTACAGGAAACGGCCTACCCTAAGGTAGCCTCACTCAGCCCACCATAATTCAGATGTGCGAGTTCGCCGCAATAAAAAACCAGCATAAGCTGGCGTTATTACGCCCGTAGTTCGTGCGGGGTACTAATCCCGGTACCAGATTTTGCTGGTACTTTTTAAAGATAATACACAGGGACTTACTAAGTCAACGAGTAACGACAGAATACTCGTACTTGTAGTGCCCCATCAATCAATATTGATAAATATATTTTGTAAAACTTCACTAATTTTCAAACAGAAATTAGTTAGATTTCGGATCTCTAATTTAATAGATATGAATTAGTAAAGGTATAGTGATTAGCAGCTATGCATTATAGCTTTATCATAATTACCCATTAATTTATTTCTAAAATGGTGCTTCTTTGCACATTCAAAAACCCACTTCGTATTATACATATGGACAATCGTGTATAAGTCTTTAAAATTACTACCTAATTACGGCCAGTCTAGTGCCTTATTGTACATTTATGATGGTATTAAAGTTGAAAAAATTTAACGAACTTGCTTTTTATTACAATACATTATTAACTGATGCCGCTTCCTTAGCTAACCAGCGAAAATTATTACTATATTGCGTCTTGGTTTGTTTAATTGCATCATTGTATCTCACAAAAGTTTCGCTATATGGAACAAGTGCTATCGCTCTAATTTTACAAATAATTACTATGTTTATGGATCAGAAAATTAAAGCTAAAAGATCTTTAGCTGTAGAAATTCAGAAACATTCAATGCTAATGGATTTTTTTGGGGCCAAAGCAGCGAACCAACCAGAAATAGAAAGGCTGAAAATAAAAGCAGGTCTCAGTATTTATAATCAGGCAAAAGTAAAAAGAGAACTCTTTGAAAAAGAAAAAAATGAAAAACCTATAAAAGAAGAAGGTAAAAGTAGTAACCTCAAGGAAAATCAGAAATATGATGATAAACCAAATAAAAAATTGCTCTCAAAAATTCACGAAAATTCGTACTGGAATAACAATCTATATAACTTTAGCTACCAGGCTTCAATTAATTTGGTAGCAATAGTTATATTCCTTATATTTATAGTACTAGTAACTGTAATTCCAAATATTAAATTAGACACAGACTACACAATAATTCGGCTAATTTTTACAGTAATGTCATTTGGTATTATTTATGAATTCATTGAGGCTACACTCAAGTATCAAAATTCTTCAAAAGTAATGAAAGATTTAGATCAGAAAATATCAAGTGTATCAGAGATAAATGAACAGGAGATTCTGAGTATCTTTTCTACTTATCTTCTAATTATATCTACTACCCCACACATTCCAAAAGCGATTTATATAAAATACCAAGATCTATTAAACGCTGGGTGGGCTTCTAGGTTGAAGGTGATTAACGAAAGCTCAACTCTTTCTGTAAATGATTATGAAGGAGTATAGTAAATTTAACCATCTAGTTAAAAGTGATATCTGAAGTGGTCAAATAAAGTTAACCACTTCATATTAGCTTATAAGAACAATCTATTTATTATTAATAACTTATACATAATAAAATATAAACTAGATCTTTATTGATAAACTCAATATATTACCACTAGCTTCTCTTTCCATCGGCTTTTCTGTTAGTTCAGAAGAAACACGCCAAACTGGTATTTTTTCATCGAACTCTTTTGAAATAATGACACAGATAGCAGCAAACATTTTAGGCCCTAAAGGAGCCAACAATGGACAAGAAAAAGAAGATAATGATAAAACTAAATCTTTTAAATCAATATATGTGCTTAATGGGTCTTCTAATGGATAGTTAATAATATTTTTCTTTTGAGTTTCATTTATCAATGTAGTATTGTTTTCTAAAACATACTCATCAAATTTAAAATCTGTTCCTTTGGGTATAAATAAATAATTGATATCAGCTTCAATTAAATTAATCAAACCTAATGCTTTACCCTCCTCATAACCTAAACCTACAACTAGAGAAGTAGGTAAACGTGACCTTTCCTGTTAGTGCAACATTAAAGGTTTGATAGTGTGTTGCCGCTTTCTGCGCTTCACTCGCATTTTCAGCATCTTTACTAAAAGCCCGATACAACATGAAATCTAACAACATGCTGATATAAATGGTGGGCATACGAAGATCTCCACCTTCAGTCGCTGTTAGCAGCTGACTATATTGAACATCAATAACCGTTGCTTTATCAGGTACTGGATATAACCAGAACCATGTCAGTTCATCAGCAGCTTTAGTCCAACATTTCGGCTGACCTTGGCTTGTTCGCCAGTCAGGATAAAAACGATTTAACGTTTCCATTGGCGTGAACTGACCTCGCACTGCGCCAATTTGCTCAACGGATAACAACATATGCGCATCATCAGGCAGCACAACAGGATTACCTTTCGCTTCAATATTAGTTCGAGCAACAACAGCACTTGGCTTATAGGTGATCACCGCATTCAAGGCTTCATTAAGGTAATAAAGTAATTCTGGCTTTTTCCAACGCACAAACAATGGATCGACCAATGCTATCGCTGCCTGTGTTAATAATGTATCGACTGAAATCATTAGAAGAACTCCCGACGACAAACTGAGTCAGTAAGTTCAAGGGCTGGTGTATGCTCTATTGCATAGCGGTAAGCTTGGCGGATAGCGGATATAAACTCTCGTTGATTATATTGCGCTAAATCAGGATTGAACCAAGATGTTGTTGGCTGTAATTGCAGAAGGTTCGCAGCACCAGCACAGATCCCGTCGACATAATCATGAAGTAATACGTCTGGTAGCTGATCTGCATTGATAATCGGCTCGGCTATTGCGGTGATCACTACATCACTAAAATCAGCCTTAAAAGTAATATCATCTCGACTAGCGACAACAAAATCATATCCCGCTTTTAATGGCTGACCTTGGCTTGTCACATTAACAAGACCAGCACCTTTTAATTGAGCCTTACCTCTGGTACCAGTTTGAAGGCTAATCACCGATACTGACTTATATTCAAACACCTCATCAAACTGTCGAGTCTTAACCAACAATTTGCTTTCACGACAAAACCGTTGTGCTGCTTTAACAATGGTCGTTTCCATCAAACCAGGAACAGGTACATCAACTAACAAACGTAATGTAGGCACAAAATCAGATACTGGCACCATTGGCTTATCCTCGAATAGCGTTACGAACCCGCAGACGGAAATCATCAACAGACTCTTGTGCATCTTTTGCATCAACAGCAAGATCGTGTGCTTCAATCAACGTGGCCAACTTTACTGATGTCATCTTTGATAAATCAATAGATTGCCCAGCCAGCTCAACTACCATACTATTAGCATAAGCTTCTGCTGCTAGCTGTGCCTGATGATCACGTTGTTGTTGTGCTTTATCATCTACTTCTCTCTTTAGCTCAGTCTGAATCAACTCAACCTGTTCTTCTCGTACCCATACTTTGGGATATTGCAGCAGCATGTAAGCAACATCAGCTTCTACATCTACAGGCTTATTTTGAGGAAATATTAATAAAGAACCGGTGATCGTGTCTTTCTTAAATGGCTTATCGCCAATATAGGCAATGCTAATCTTTGACATTTGTTATTCCCATAAAAAAGCGCCCATAATGAACGCTCTATATCGTTTAATTAGTACTTAAAAACCAACAGATACATACTCTGGCATAACAGATACAGAACCCGTAGCCGCAGCACCTTTAACAACGACTGTAAGCACCGTTTTCTCAACCAAATAAAAAGGCTGAATAGGAATAACAACCGAACTTTGAGTTGCGACATTCACTGCAGATGCAATCACTTTGTTATTCAATTTAATATCCAGTGTCACATCTGCGCCTAAACCTGATTCGGTTGCCACTCGAACACCTACAACTTCTAAGCCAATAGGTAATTCAAGCATTTCAATTTCGGTATCAACAACTGCCGCTTTTACATCAATCTTACCAAAGGCAATACTTAGATTACCTGCAGCTCCTGCATACACAGTATCTCGCATGGTTTGTGCGATGACTTTAGCCATAACAAATCTCTCTATAAATGCGAGATATAATCATCTCGCATATGTGGTAAATAAGTTACAGCGTGATAGCTGTATCGAGAGCAATCACGCCATGGTCATTAATACGACCGTTCTTATCAGCAAAGCGGATCTTTTTAAGACCATTCATCCATGCGATAGAAATTTCCGTACCGTTATCGTGGTCCACCTTTTTCTCTGTGTATTTAAATTGGTTACCGCTTGAGGTTGAACCCCATGCATTAGCCAATGCCTGACCACCTAAAAGAATGGCACGATCAATCGTGGTCTTCGCTTCAACTTGTTTAACCGTTGCAGCATTATCATTTTTAGACACCTTCACTGCAGAGCCTTGGTTGAAACGAATTGGCATACCTTTGTATTTACGTACTAAGATATTGCCGCGCATGGCACATTCACCCGCAAAAACGGGATGACGGAAATTACGACCACGATTAAGCGCTGATGCTGTTAACTGTTGCCAGTCCTTATAGCTCGATGTTTTCTGCCATGTTGCCCACTGACGAGGGGTTACCTCAAGTAAGTAGAAAGGCTCATCACCCGCTAATTCATCGGCACCAAAACGGATCGGCTGTAAGGGATGTGCCATTTCTTCTAGATAAAGGCTGAGATTATCGACAGCTTCCATGTTGAAAATATCTGCAGAGTCTAGACCTTCAAATGATGTCGCATCACCTCCAAAGAAATGACGATCATAGGTTGGTGGCAAAATATCGTTAACTAAAATATCACTGTATTCATTGTGACCTTCAAGCGGAACGATAATGTCATCATCAAAGTAATCGCCACGCGCACCGGCTAAATGGATAGTCGCCGCCTGATCTTGTAAGTCATTAAAATAAGGACCAAGTAAAGTACGCCCTGCTTTACGAATCTGATGGGTTGTTCGTTGCTGGCTCATCTTGCCACCAGCATCAACCATATGACGGCCTTGATTGATTTTTAATCCGAAGCTTGAAAACTCAAGGTTCTCACCACGCCCTTCTAACTTCTTATCTCCCATTGTTGGACGCTTAGAAAGCTTGTGGACGATCTGCATATCAACAGATTCACCCGCCTGTTTAGTTAAATCTGAAATACGTACAATCGGTGCATGTGCCGACGTTTGTGTATTGCCTTTCTTATCGCCCATGGCTTGCTTTGGCGCTTCTTCCGTCAGCATATTCACAAAGCTGCGATTTCGGTTAGCGGCAGTAAATAGCGCAACTTCTTGTAAATGTTTCGCCTGCGCTGGCGTAATAGTTGTCATAGCAACTCCTAGAAACAGAAAAACCCGCACGATGGCGGGTTTAAGTATGTAATGAACTGATGGTTAATAATCAGCTTGATCTAAGAGCGCATCAATTTGATCAGGTGTCATTGTCGACATCAAGTTTTGCAACTCAGCATTGTTCATATTAACTGCCTGTTGCAACACCGTTCCCTGATGTTGATTGGATGCGCCTACAAGTGACGGACTCTCGGGTAAAGATTCCGCTGCGGCTTTCTCTTTTTGTTCTGCCACCTCACGAACTTGAGTATCATCTACTGCTGGCTCAAGTACTGGTTTAACTTCAGGTACTGGATCAAAGGTAGATAATGTTTCTCCAAAAGCAGCTTTCGTTCGACGAACTACCTCTTCAAAACGTTCACGCTGTGGCTTTTCTGACCACGTTGGATCTGCTAATAAACGATCATCAATATCGAGCGCAAGAGCCCATTTATCACCTTTCTCACCCATCCAACCATTCAAATCTGTATTTGATTTAATATCATCTAATACAGGATTATTGGTTGATACATCAGTCACTGGTGCTGTGTTAGCAGTAACGGCATCAATCTTTGCCATCAGGCTAGTAATGAATGGTGCTAACTCAGGATAGTTCTCGCGTAAATCATCGATTTGCTTATCGTTGACGGTTAAATTTTCAGGTAGGTCATCAAGATCAACACCTAGTTTCTGTAATTGTTTATCACGCAATTCAAGTAAACGACTTTGCTGGTCATACTCTGGCTGTTTCTGCTTCATATCAGCAATCTGTTGACGCAAACGTTCAGACTCTCGACGCTCAGCTTCCAGCACATCGTATGGAATAATGTGTTCACCGTCTTTGGCGACAATGACTTTCTTCTCGGGCTGTTCTTCACTCTGCTCAACAATCACATCATCCGTAGTTGGCGGGGCTACGTTCGTATCGCCATCTAATGGTGGTACTGCTGATTCAGTTGATGCTACTTCGGCAATAACGGGCTCTGGGGCTGCTAGTAATGGTTCGTCAACCACTTCAGCATCATCAACGCTATCCAAAATTGCTTCTAGCTCATCGAGTGTTTCATTACCTGTAATTTCAATCGTCATAGGTTAACTTCTCCGGTTGTAGACGTATCGCTGTCTGTGCGGATAAAGGCTTTAAACAAAACCCTTATCCCTAAAGACAGGCATAAAAAAAGCCACATCCCTTTCGGGTGCGGCTTTAGATAATGGAATCAGAGTATATTAGATTTAGGCAGAGTCAAGACGACAACCACAATAACAAATAGAGTGAATTCTATTTATTATACATTAATAGAATCAATCTGTTGTTGAAGGTTAACTAACATATCCTGCTTAACTTGCTCAACCTCACCACTTACTTTTTCCATTTCAGTTAAAATCTTACCTGTTTCAGCTTGGGTCTTCGCATTGGTATAACGCTGACTATCAGCAACCACACTTTCTTTATTAGCCTGTGCTGCCGTTCGTTGTGCTTCAGCTTCAAGCTTACCGACTTTAGCGGCAAGCTCTCGCATCATTAACGCTTGTTGTTCTTGTTGCTGCTGCGCCTGAGCCTCTGCTGCTTGTTGTTCTTCAGGCGTCATATCTTCAGCATCTTTACCCACACCTAATGCACTACGGACACGATCCATAAACTCAGCTTTATTTGGGACATCACTTAATTCAAGTACCAAGTCAATCACTGCGCTCTGTACTTCAGGAGGTAATTGCGAAGTCATCTGCATCATACGTTCAGCAAGTTGTGACTTATAAGCCGATGTTTGTTGAACTGGTGCTAAAGCAATGTGAGAGCGTAAACGAGATATATCATTGCTCATACCATCTGGTGTTTCTTCATTGATAACAACAGCTTTGCATTTCATCTTGTCATCACGATTAACGACAACCTTCTTATTTCGCTTACTTTTTAAGTCTTCAATGACATAACCAAGAATGAGCTCTCCCACTAACTGACATGAGAATCGATAGTTATCATTAATTTCAGCAAGTGTTGTTGCGCCTTGTTCAACGATATTGGCGATGGCAATACCACTTTTAGCACCATCATCTTGACCAAGAAAAGACGGTGATACACCCATAACATCTTGTATATGACGCATAGAATCTTGCATGACAGTGAACTGTTGGCTTGAGACCTCTGTATCTCGATTGATTTGGAACACTTCTGCCATCGTCTTTTGATTACGTCTGTTCGGATTAAGCTTTACCACACCACGCTTATCAATCTCATCAATGACTTTCTGGGTACTCATGTTAGTCGCATCTTCATCCATGATGATCAATGGTGACTGTAATAACTGCGTGAGTTTACTGCGACGGAAATTTACTTCATCTTGTGCGCTAATTGATGAAGCAACAATGCCATAAGGCTCACCAGATGAAGCCTTTCTATACCCAAAGAAAGGAATAAGTGGCCACATTCCTTGTGGTGCAGAGCATTCTTTATCCCCTAAATGATGTGGTCCTGCATACCAACTCTCACTAATACGACTAATTTGTGCCATACGAAGCTGAACTTTCCCCATTCCAACTGCAGTGGCATGAGCAACATTACTCGATTGATACTCAATAACTCGACCATCAGAGAGCTCAATCACAGGTTTACGCTCAAAGTTACGGTAATAAATCACCTGTAGCCGAATACGTTTACGATTTTGACTTAACCATTCAGACTCACTGCGAGTCCAAGCACTGTATTCTTTGTAGCCACTCTGCAGCTGAGGGTCTAAACCTGCAATATGATCGACATCGACAAAGTTATTCCATGAATTCACCGCTTGCTCAATGATGGCGCGCTTATTCGGCACCATAGTTATCAGCTCATCCATATCAATCCAGCGGTAACGCATTAACCATCGTGCATCTGATAAGTCATGTTGCTTGGCTAACCAATCCCAATAGACCTCATCACGTGGCACATTTTGGATTTTATACTTAGCACCAAAAGGGTCTGGGTTACGAAAACACTCAACCCAACCAATACCCGCTTTGAGTTGTGAAGCATAAGCATCTGAACGTGCTTTATCTAATCGACCAAGACGACAAGCATCAGCAAACTCTGCATTCAATGCTTCGGCTAACTCTTCCATTTCATCATCGGGATCATCAGCCATGACCAACAAATCAGTACGCGTCTTGGCTTCCATACCAAGAACAGCATTAACTGCAGGCTTTATTAAGTTCTGTACTGTTATTGGCTGCCCTCGTTCTTTCAACGTTTTTAATACTTCAGCCTCAAGTTGATCATCATCATAATAAGCATCGGCTTTGTTTGCAGCAGAGCGCCAATCTGGTTGGCCATCAATGTCAGACATGATGTCGAGCAATTTACTTTGGTCTACTTTCATTAATAGGTCATCCAGTGTTTATCTTTTGCTGACTGGTTATCATCAGATTTAACGCGCTTTGGCATCCGCGCTCGCATTTCTTGAGCAATGGCATAGCTAATCAGTTGATCGTCATAACAGCCAACTTGAGCATTCATTGCACCTTTGCTGTCATATACGTAAGCATTGAGCTCAGAGATAGTGCCTATCCAGCGAATACCACTTGTTTGAGTGCGTAACAGTTCTTTTAACCCTTCAATGATGATGGGTTTAGATTGTTTTGTTGTTAACCAACCTAATTTGGGAGTGTCATTATCGTTATCACGGTCAAGGTATTGCTCTTGATAGATACGACGAACAGGATAGATATCGCGGAATTTTTGTAAGAACGCATGGCCATGATTGTTTCGCTCAGGACCAACAAAGGCGGTGTTATACATATAGCCTACATGCCGCACGAGAGAGGCAAACATCTCAACATCTAAATGACCAAACCAATGTGCGACTTGTTCACCGGTGCTTTTCTTGACGACATCAAATGAACTTCTATCGTTATGCTCAAGACCTTCAGCAATATCAACGCCAATTGCATACTCTTCATCGGCATCAGGCAGCTCCCACACAAGCAGCATATTGAGCAAATTACGCTGTAGCTTTTCATTATCAGCGTCACGCATTGATTGAGCTTTTGTCTTGATACCACTGACAGGCTCGATGTCGTAAATGATAAGTGGCTTCATAGTATGAGCTTCTGCATTCATCACGCGAATAGCATCAAACACACGACGACCAGAGGTTAAGAAAGCTTCTTGTGGCGTTGAGGGAAACTCTTGCTTAATCTCCTCGCCCTGACTTTGTTCTTTGTTGATGTACCATTGTTTTTGCTCATCCGTTAGCGTGACTTTCATGGCCAACTCAACAGCTGCAAAATATTCTTGGTGGTATTTACTCAGCTGTAACCCAGATTTAGGAAGAGGCTCTGAGTATTTAGGATCTTGAAACCACGCAAAGAAATGAAACTTATAATCTTGTGCCCCTAAAGCAGTACCTGAATTGTATAAATCTAATGCCCTCATGCTCATTGAGTAGAAATCACCGCCCACACCTTCAGCCGTTGATTCAATAAAACAGATAGCATTTTGGTGAATAGTATTTAAGGTACCGGTCTTAACCTCTTTAGCTTTTTGGGGATACTTAGCACAAATCTTGCCATGCTCTGAAATGTGAAGCCGTTGTACTGTTCCTGAACGAAATGACGTTGCACACTGAATACTTGAACCACTTTCAAAGAGAATGAAGCCACCACTTGCACCAGAGCGACGCGCTTTAATCGGAAATTCGGCTTTAAGCCATTCAGGAAGGTTATCAAATGGCACTTCTATCTTGGTACGGAAAATCTCACCTGCAGCGCCTTGATCTTGAGCGATGATGCCGCACTTAATATTCTTATTAAATAATGCTTCATCGAGCAGATAAATATCAATGGCAGTAGAAAAACCAAGCTGACGTGCTTTAAGAATGATGTTCTTGTGTGCCATTAACTTAAACAATAAAGCTTGAGCCGGTCGCAACGTAAACGTGACTAAGTCACCATCCTCATTTTCAACTTTGTAAAGGTTGTTTAATCGCCACCACTTATTGCCAACTCGAGCATGGATGTAGTCGATTTGCTCTTGTTCGGTCATGACATCAATCCATCAGAGCCTGTCTCTTGCAGTTCAGCAATCATTTCAGATATTGGTGTGATTGAGGCTTTGCCCTCTTTAGCCAAGTTATCAGCTTCCAATTTTAACTTGGTCGTTGCAGCCTCTATTCGATCTGTATCTTTCATGATTTTCTGCTCATTAACAGTATCAATACGAATGGATGAAAGTGTTTTAGTGATGGATTCAATGCGAACGACATTTCTATCGAGTGCTTGTTCTGTCGAGGTGATCACGTTGTAAAGTTCAATGCGTTGTTCAACAGACTCAGCATTGACCATATCAGCACGAATCTGCTTCATCGTATCAATACAGTTCAAAGCACGAGCACGACACAGTTTTAACTCTTCCTCGAGGGACATTTGAGCCGCTTCATCAAATAGTGATTGGTCATCAAATCGTGCTGAATAACCACCATGTTTGCGCGCATGTTGATTGCCAATATCAAAACTTTGAGAAGGGTGTGGATTGCCAGGCTTACCATTTTTAAACTTACTAGAACTGGATTTTCTTTTGCGTTTCGCTGTATTTGCAGGTCCAGACTTAGAATTTGTCCGTTTTATTGCTGATTCATCCTCTTCCTTTATATTTTCAACTTTGCGCACTTTCTTTGATTGCGCAGTTCCAGATTGCGCATTGCGCACATTATTAAATTGCGCAGTCTTATTTTGCGCAGTGCGCATTTTGATATAGCGACGTGCAGATTGATAATTAAGCCCTCGTTCATGACACCATTCTTTTGCTGTAATACTTGTCTTGTCGTTATCAGCTAAGAACTGCAGTTGTAGTTGTTTCCAATCATTAGCCATATCGTTATCTACTTATTTGCTAACTCTTGGCTTAACTCTCCCTCCACGACCCAATCACCAACTTTGACCTCATGAGTTGTAGCAATATCTATCTCAGCACCATTAGCTAACATGACGCACACAACGTTGCCGCATATATAGATGATCTCAATAATGCGTCCAGTTTCATTTTCTATTGTCATAAGGCTCTCGATAGATAATTGGAGGGAACATTATCAATGGCTCTCATAAGGACCATTTGTAATGTCTATTTGTCTTGGAGCTTTCGCCAATTAAGGTAGTCATCGACATATTGCGCACACTCTCGCAGTGCAGACTTTAACTTGAGTGTATCGATGGGTAATTCAGCGGGTGTTGTTGCTGTCAGTGCGGGTTTGTAGCATGGAACAACTAACCCTATTGGTGGTAAGACATACAGTGTTTCGGTTTTAGTGATGACTCTAGTAGGACTGGTGCAACCGCTTAATAACAGACTTAGGATAGCGAGTATCAAAACAGGCATTGGTTGATAGTGCTTTCTTGAGTGTTTGGATATCGGCGCTGAGCTTTGCTTTATCACGGTGTAGGCTCTCCGTTCTTGCGCTTAACAGACCTGATAATGTTTTGCGCTCTTGGACTAACTGCGCAATTTGTTTTGATTGACTATCCTTGATGGATTCAACAGTACTTAACTGCAGTGATAATGTGGCCACTTCCTGTTTTGCTCCCTCAACAGAGGTGATTAGTAGTTTGATTTTAAATACCATGGCACCACAAATAGCGATAAGGACCACAATCATTGCTGTCTTTACTCTATTGAGTAGCATTCATGGCCTCCAGTATTTCCTTATCTAATGGCATTTGGCCTATCTGTACTAACGCTTCATTGATATTGATACTTCCCATACACAGCTGTTGAACCACATTGCGTCTTTTCACTATCCCGTAGCAGCGATTACTACGAATAGCGCAGTCCTTACCTGCTACAAACCGCCACTTTGTGATTTCATTACAGGCTAGTGGATAATCTGCATTCAATAGGTATCGATACATTGTTGAACGCTTAAAGGCACCAGTACCAATGTTGTAGGCTAAATCGAGAGAAGCTAAATGGACATTAGGTGGCAGTTGCTGAGGGATATTTTCTAAAGGTGTGTTGTACTTATTCAACGATGACGCGAGCATTGCATCACATTGTTCTTTAGTGAACGTGTCTCCTTGTTTAATACCTAAGGTTTCGCCATAACACGCCGTCCAGACACCACCCACATCTTGATATGATATTTGGCGATACCCTTCAAACGCTCCCGTAACCGCAATAGCTCCAGCTAATAGCGCACCAGTAAGTTTATTAAAGCGCATATTTACGCTGCCGCTCTAATTTGATGCGATATACCGTGACAGCAATACCGACAATAGATAACCCAATACCTACAACAGTAATTATGTCACTGCCATACCATGTAAAGTGACCACTAAGAATTTGCTCAAAGCTGCTGTTTAACATCGACTGCGCATTTTCTGCTGATTTAGTTGCACCAATCCCTACACCAACACCGGTTCCGGCAGTGATTGCGAGTGTTGCTCTATCAAGCATGTCATTTTCTCCAGGCATAAAAAAACCCCGACGGAAGGTCGAGGTTTAGCATGATTGGTATAGATTACCTTAGTTTATGGTAGGGTCAAGACGACTAATTTTGACGCTTAGATTTAGCATAAGAGCTCATTGTTCTAATTACGCCAATGATTGTTATAAGGGCTAATAAAATCGGTACGACAAATTTAACAGGCCTTACTAACTCAGCGACTGCATTTGAAAGGTGCATCCCTTCAACTTCAATAAATGGCGCTGTCGCCCATGGAATAAAATAAAGCGTTAACCCACCAAAAATAACAGTCAATATCAAACCAAATGGCCAATATATATCGGTTAATATTATAAATCCTTTACCTAGTTTATTAGCACCACGGTATCTTGCCATGAGTTATTCCATTTACTCATCGTTATAATAATGGCGAACCTTACTCTTATGTGGATATTAGAACCAACCAAATTTTAAGGTCTTATTTCTAACTCTAACATGTGTGCAATTTCAGTTGCTGCATCCTGAGAATAAACATGGATTTTTGTTAAACTCATCTCAAACAATGGCTTCAGCTCACTCTCCCACAGTTTGTCACTAACCCGCCCTAATCCAATATGCCGTAAATGCTGGCGAATATTATCAATACTAGGAACAAACAAACCGTGGCCATTGCATGAAGGACATTCGCCGGTATTTAATATTAAGCTGGTACCACTACAACGAGGACAAGTTGAGGATTTTAGGGACTGACATTGTGCGTATTCATCAATACGGCGGCGCTCTTTGATAATTAGCGCTTCAAGCTCATTGATAGCAGATAATAGTCGTTCTTCTGCAGCTTGAGTCTCGCAACTATAAACGTTACGCTGTAACTGCTTTATCTTTACCTGCCATCCCTTAATAAGTCGATTGCTACGTTTAGCTTGGTCACTATACTTTCTCCATAAAGCAGCTAGTTGCCTTTTTTGACTGGCTACCGGTTTATCACAAAATACATCAAAGGCTACACAGCTTAGTGCCAGCGCTAAATCTTTGCGTTTTAGCGACTCATTATTCAACCATGTGGCCATAACATCGATGATACGATTTGCCGCAGGTGCATCATGAACGTACTTGGCCATCAACAAATCCACTCCCAATGGCATTTTATGTTGAACCTTACCAAATACAGCTAAGATAACGTCACCGGTTAAGGTTTGACGGCCGCGCTCGTCTGCAGTCACACTACGCACTTCATGCATTCTTGCGAATAACTCAATTGCTCTGCTCATAATGCCTCATGTATTCAGTAATAATCGCGATAGCTTCGCTTGCTGAATAACATATTACCGCCTGATACCCTATATCATCGAGACGATGCAGCCATTGATTTGGGTTGTTACTTACAACTGATAATAATAACGACAATTACCCTAACCTGTCCGCAAACCTCGCTATCAAGAAATCAATAAACAATCGCAGCCGTTTAGGTTGATATTGGCGGCTTTGGTAAATCACATTTAAGTCTGCACTGGCTGATGATGTCGATGCATTGAAGTTCTTCATGTATCCATCAAGTACAGTGACCAGTCGCTGTTGTTTAATGTCTTGCTCAATATCTAATATCGACTTTAACGCTATACCTGCACTATCTAATACCCATTGACGAATCACTTCGCCATCATCTGAGAATCGTTTTGGTAATACGATTATAACGTTGTGTTGAGTATCGTCGGTAAAATGCCATGTTTTCAGTTCTTCATTACTGCGTATCATGGCTAAACAGCAATGATCAGCGAGATCTTGCGGTTTGATGGGTGTGCCTTTATGGGCTAAATATTGGGGTGTTGCACACAATACGCGTCTGCTGGGTGCCAGTTTGCGTGAGATTAGGTTACTGTCTGCCAGTTCGCCATAACGGATAACAATATCTATTCCTGATTCCGCTAAGTTGGTAAGTTTATCGTCCAAATATAGGTATGGCACAACGTCTGGATATAATTCACAAAATCTTGAAATTATTGGTAATATGTATTGTTTGCCTATGTCTCGGGGAGCAGCGATCTTTATTGTCCCGCGCACTTCTTGGCTACCGGTTTGGAGTAAGTTTTCTGTCTCTTTAACGCTGTCGATAATGTCTAAGCAGGCCTGATGATACATTGAGCCAGATTCCGTTAAAGAGAGATGCCTTGTACTGCGGTTGAGCAACTTAACACCGTAGCGTTCTTCTAATGCTTGCAGCCTTGCGGTGACGGTTGCAGGTGATAATCCTAGCTCTCTTCCTGCTGCCGCTAAGCCTTGATTTTTAACGATGCTGATAAATAACGTCATGTCAGAAAACTTATCCATGCCCTTTCCTTTTTTTATTGTTCAGTTCACCCGAATAATCATTTTAAATTTTACCCAATTATCAAATTCTATCAAATCAATATACTGACATCATCAAAACAAGATTAGACAGAAAGGAAATGAAGATGTCGATGATGAGCAAGCTTTTTGAACCAACACAGCTTAAACCACTGAATTTACAAAACCGTATTGTGATGGCACCGATGACACGAGCGCGTAGCAGCCAACCGGGTAATATTCCAAACGCGATGATGGCGAACTATTACCAACAACGTGCCAGTGCGGGATTAATTATCTCGGAAGCAACCCAGATTTCAGATGATTCACAAGGCTATTCGTTCACTCCAGGTGTCTATACTGATGAACAAGTCGCTGGCTGGAAAACGGTTACTCAAGCGGCAAAAGCACAAGGTGCGGCAATGTTTTGTCAGTTATGGCATGTGGGTCGCGTGTCTCATCCTACCTTTCAAGATGGTGATAAACCTATTGCGCCATCAGCACTTAAACCAGTAGAAACCAAAGTGTGGATCGCTGATGAACAAGGTAATGGCAACATGGTCGATTGTGTTAAACCAAGAGCAATGACCGAAGCAGATATTGATCGGGTGGTGGCTGATTTTGCTTATGCTGCAAAACGTGCGATTGATGCAGGCTTTGATGGTGTCGAAATTCACGGTGGTAATGGTTATCTTATTGATCAGTTCTTACGTACTAATTCTAATCATCGTACAGATAGTTACGGTGTCACTAGAGAGAACCGTATTCGGTTCTTGTTAGAGGTCGTTGATGCGGTAAGTAATGTGATTGGTCCACATAAGGTGGGTGTTCGACTTGCGCCTTTCATTACATTTAAAGACATGGATTGCCCTGATATTGTGCCGACAATTTTAGAAGCTGCAAAACAGCTTCAAGCTCGTGATATTGGCTATCTGCATTTATCGGAAGCGGATTGGGATGATGCGCCAGTGATCCCTGAGCAGTTTAGAATTGAGTTGCGTGAGTGTTTCACCAATACGATCATTGTCGCGGGCGGTTATACTCAAGCGCGTGCTGATGAAGTGCTTAATAAAGGCTATGCTGATTTGGTTGCGTTTGGGCGTCCGTTTATTGCTAACCCTGATTTTGTTTCGCGGTTACAGCACCAACAACCTTTAGCTGAATTGGATGGCACTACGCTATTTGGTGGGAATGAACACGGTTATATTGATTATCCTGCACTGGGTTAATCAAACCAACAGTTAATACGTTGACATTTACCATTCTTCGCTCCATTTTGAGTATTAATGTTTTATTTTGCGAGCATTTTTGCTGGTATTATTTACGTTGGGTCACCATACTATTTATATCCGCTATAGGGAATATTATTCCTTGTAGCGGATAAACCATATAATATAAAGTTAATACACAGGTGCTTACTAAGTCAACGAATAATAGTGAATATTATCCGTCGGGAGTTTTCTTATTTGGTAGGTCGCCTTGGCTTATCCAACACTTCGGATATGTGTCATCATATAACACATATCCTTATCTGTTATATGATGACCGCACAAGCTAAATTAATAAAAAGCGAAATAATTAAAGGGGAGCTTTCTTAAGAAAATTAGTATAATCAGTCATTGTACGTAAACTTATCTGATCACTACCTTCTGTATATAACCCTAATTCACCTGTTGATTTATTGTGACCAAGAAAACGATCATCATAAAAATTTCTTAACTTATCAGTATCTTTCACCCACTGCCAACGCTGACTTAAACTCATATCACAGGTTCTTAGGCGACTCAATAATTCGCCATCTAAGCACAAACTAGTATTAAACGCACTCACATAACGATTATGTTTATCATAAATAAAGGACTGTGAAATATTTCCTTCAGTACATTTACCACGAGTCAATATTCTTCCCACTGAAGATAACTCAAGACATTGATCATTAAAGCTCCCTAGCTGTAAATCAACAAATCGACTGCCACTAAATACAGGATGTGTCCAATCAACAGTGAAATTAACATTTTTATTAACTCTCTTACGTGGCGTATTTTCTAAACCATAATATGTCTGATGTGCGCCAAGCACATAGTAATATCTATAAGTTCCATGATAGATAGGACGTATATTAACTGAAGAATCAATATCAAAAACTGTAGTACCTACAGTATCGGGTTCAGCTTTAAATATAACATCCATTTTAGGAATGAAGCTTTTATAACTAATTGGATTTATACGTTTTATATCCGCAGGATAAGTATGAACCCATAGCGCATCGCTAGAACGGTTTAGTAATGACTCTGCGGTGGCATAATGGTCACGATTCCATTTAAAACTCACATTTTGACCATCTGTAGTACTTCTCTCAACACGGTAATCTTTTGTTTTAAAAGTTAACCATCTTGTTTGTGTATAACTGGCATTTGCACTTAACGTAGCTTTAGGCCCCGCCTCACTCGCCTCAACAGCAGCCGTTACCCCTACAGTAAACCCTGATATTTCTTTATTTTCATAATTAGCATTTAGATTACTGCGTGGCACCGTCCTTAATATTTCCGCTTTACTATTTGATGCATTAAATGAAAAAAAATAATCCTGTGCAATCGCATCTGTAGCCCATTCTGTCCCATACCCTACAAACACAAGATATGGAACAAAAATAGATGTGGATAATAATGATTCATTTAGATGAATACCCGATCCTGAGCTCTCATCATCTAAACTTATACGAACAATTTTTGCGTCTGGTGTTTCTGCCCCCTCAGTTCCATAAGCAAACGAACGTTGCAAATTAACTCTGTAAATTAGTGATATGTTTGCATTTTCACAAAAGTATCTTTCACCAAACTCAGACCACAATGTTGACCACTTAAAAAGACATTCCTCAATGCTAATTTTTCTGTTTACATCCAAATAGAATGATAAATGGGGTAATGAATCATGCTCAGTTATACTTTTCATTTCTTCTATACGTGCGGTAAAATCAACCTCATCAACATTGTCAGCCTCTAATAAACTAATGGCAGGGTCATCATCATCTTCAATTAAAGAAAACATTAATTCCCCTTTGTGCTTCGTCACAATTAAATAATCACTTGGAAATGAAACACCTATTTGTGTTCTAAATAGCTCTTTTGCTTTTTCTTTTTGAGATTCATCAATAATACGACTAAAGTCAACCAACGTCGGCTGGTTATATTTCAATACTTTTGTCTTTATCTGTTTTAAACTAGATGGAGGGTTTTTATTTATATCCTGATTTTTCTCAATCAACCAATTTTCTGCATTAACATAATTAACTTTCCTACTATCTTTAATCTGACTCAATATTTGAACAGCTAAACCTTGTGGTAAATCATCATTCGCATTAATTACAGGACTAAATAACACAACAACTTGATAAATAATAAATAAAGCCCATCTTCCACTTATTAACATACAACCTCCTATAAATATAATCTTTATATTTACTCAATAATCACAATCATATTTAATAATATATAAAGAAAAGATAAACACTGTATGATTTATAGTTCTAATATTTATCAATGCAAATAAATCATGTAAAAAAAAGGTTCACATAATTATATATAGTAACTTAAAGGGTCCATTCTTCTTCAGAGAATATATACCTTCAACTATCTGAAATAACTCAAATAAGTCTGAAACACTAGCCCTTTTACCAATTATTGCGCCCCACATTATTAGATTAATAACCCCCACTTTTTTGAAATAATCAGCCATATAACAACAATAAAATCAGTGTATTGTCATGAATAACGCTCGACTCATAGCATTCTGTCTTGAATTATTTGTAATTGCTTCTAGTCTTATTTAGGTCTGAAAATCAAATCACCATAGGATTATATATTAATGAAAAGAACTTATATTTTTTTAATACCAATTTTAATGTCCGTCTCTTTTTCTTCAAATGCAGTAACATGCGTGAGCAAAAGTAAAATAACCTCCGTTCTGATCCCTAATAATCATAGGACAGAGATACGGATTAAGACCCAAGCTATTAGCTTGGGGCAATCTGCTTATGCCAATGGAAGAATTCAAATGTGGGAAGGGGATTCATATGAAAGATGGAAACAAAAGCGAGATCTATTACTAATGGCTTTTTCATTAAACAAACCAATCACCATGTCTAGTAATGATGATAATTGCATGGGAAATGATGATGAGTTTAATATAGTAGTGGGATCAAAATGAAAAAGACTACTGGAATAATATTATTTTCTGTTTTGTTACTGTTCAGTGACCTATCCGTAGGGGCACCATTCGATGTGAATAGAGTTTACAGGTTTGATAGCCGCCCACCAGAAGTTATATTTAAAAATGGATTTAAGAGTTGGGGGAATAACATGGATTTACTGGCTCATATTTCAGGCGATTCATGTGCAGGACCGAGAGAAACGAGAGACTCAGGCTTTATATCTACAGGAGCAAATGAAGATGGTGTTATTAGTGCAGCAGAAGCCAAGATTGAATTTCTATCACAAAATATGACTAAAGAAGAGAAAAAAAAATTAAAAATCTATGTTTATGTGATTCAGCCAGATTCTCGTTTTTATCCTGCAGTTGAATCATTACATTATTATGGTCTATATAATCCTACTTATATCCCTCCCATCTTAGATGGATCAGGCCCAGACTTAATTCAAGAGTATGTTAGACCTACATCTATAGATAACTATCATATTGAAAAGGTATATGTAATCACCTTGGATCCTAATGACCACCCTATAATTTCAGAATCATACTCAAATCCTGAATTTATTGCCTTTAATACTTCTGCGAATGAAATGCCATTTACCATTGAAAGTCATCATGATTCAAATTCTGATGATACCTTTATATGTATGATGTCATCGCTTCCTATCGGAGGTAGACAAGAAGATATTGATCGTCAAATAGCACTTTCTATACTTTATTTTGGATATTAGAAATTATACGTTTGTTTCGATTACCCTTTGATATAAAAAACAAAGAGGCCCACACAGGGCCCCTTCTATTCTCACTACTTTTTCATCTGTTTAAACCGCATATCTTGCAGCTTTGCTATCTCTGCAATGCTTGTGTTCACACTACTCGATATCGCCAGTAGCTCATCCACACTGAATAAGTTCGGCTCATTAAACAATTGGGCAAGACGTGATTTACTAATTATGAATGCATCATTGGGGATTATCTTCGACTCTATAGCCTGACCATTTTCAATAACGGTCATAATTCTATAGCTCAATGGTTCTGCTGCAGGTTTCTTTTTGAGGTGTTCTGCCATTTGATTAAAGGCATTGATATAAGCTTCTTTGACTGCCGCTGCACGTTTTCCCGTAAATCCCATTACGAGGAACATGAAACCATCTTTCGTCATTTGGTAAACTTTAGAGTCCCTAACAACAACGCCTGCTGTAATTTTTTTTGCGTGAGCCGAAAAGTTGGCTGACGTAAAAACTTCTGAACAATCAAGGGATTCTATTTTTGATAAGACATGTTTGTGTTGTTTACTGAAGTGCTTCGATACTGTTAATGAATCAGTGACGAGTTCATTGGCATCAGAAATGAAAATAAGATCTGAGGGACTGAGTTGCGCGATAGGAAAAGCAGATTGGATAGGCATGATAACCTCCTTGGAATGATTTTAAATCACCACACAGAGGTCTCAATCAATGGGTGGCGAACTGAGCAAGGTTGAGACTACCGCTTCCAAGGATACGGCCTACCCGAAGGTAGCCTCACTCAGCCCACCATAATTCAGGTGTGCGAGTTCGCCGCAATAAAAAACCAGCATAAGCTGGCGTTATTACGCCTTGGAAAAGTACGGGGTCTCAATCCCGATACCAGATTTTGCTGGTACTTTTTAAAGATAATACACAGGGACTTACTAAGTCAACGGGTAATAGTGAATATTATCCGCCAATAGCGTACTTGCTTGGTAATTATGATACGACAGAATCGCTTGGTGATCACACTGAGTTAGCCAAGTAGCTAACTCACTTGTGGACAGAAATCAGTTTCGCAAAATCAAACATTAGCATCTAATGGATAAGTTTAGGTATTGGATAGTAGCTTTGCTTGGTGTCCAGCATTGATGGGGCTGAGCTGTACCGAAAATACCAATTAAGTATCCAATTTCACTAATCCACTACACTTTTAAGTTTATAAATAGCAAATCTTAAATTTATTTTTTTGGTTGGGGTAAAGTTAGATCAATCAACATATGATAGATGGAAATTTGCTTACCGCCTCGACTCCTTAACTCTACCATGCAATAATATTCTGAACCGATATCGAGTTCTTTTAATTGATGATTCTGTGAAAATATTTCATCAAACCCATCGTATTGCTCATTTTTTATATGAGAACAATAATCTTTGATTCTAGAACTAAAATCTAAAAAGTAGCAATAAGAAACAATAAAAACTGGAGATACACTCTCACGATCATATTTAGTAATTTTATTGAGGTGTTTATTTATGATAGTTTTATCAATATTCTTTAGATTTAACGCCTCAAATATAGATAAAGAAGAACTATAAGAATCAACAATTAAACCATCCGTTTCACCAACATTTTTATCACTTTCAGCAGAGCCAATACGAGCTTGATCAGATAGCGAAATAGAAAAATTAGACATTTTTTGATTAAACAAAGATGTAAACCAATCATTTATTGCGTTTTCATCTTTGTTCTTTATGAGTTTTTCTAAATTTCGCCCTCTTTTTAAGATTTCTTTCAAACAAGATAATACATTATTGTAGAGAAAACTTTCGACGCTAGTTTGTGAGTTATTTGATACGATTTTAGCTAGCTCATGAACAGGCTTCCTGACTATTTCATTGTAAATTACTTTAAGTTCATCAATTGTTTTATCAGAACATAATACCTGACTCTTTATTCTCTCGAACTGTAACTGACTGGTAGAGTTTTCAATTTCAATTTCAATACTCTTAAGTTCCTCCTTCAGCTCCTGATCGTCCAATTCAATTGAATGATAGCTTTTGTAATTATCTAAAAGAGTCAAAGCGGATTTAAAATTATTTTTCTCCCGAAGAGCTTTACTAAATGTAATGGTAATAGGACGATAAAATTTTTCAGACGGAACTAATTTTGAACATTCTGTATCAACTTCATTATAGTTACCCGAAAGTAATAAGGCGTACAAATAATCTGATTTATTGTTGAGAGGTAATGTGTCAATGTCAAAGTTATCTTGGCTTGATATATATTCTTTAATTAAATACTTGTAACTATTATTATCAGATTTATCTTTTATTAACCCTTGAAGTTTTGAAGTGAAAACCAGATGAGAAAACATAGATGATTTATGTTCTAAATACAATTGTTCAAATGTCGCCCTTGCTCTATCTGGGTTATCTTTCAATACTAACAATCCTAAAATATACCTTTTAAATAAAAATACTTCTTTGTGCCAATCATCTCCAACATGATAGATCATTTTTTTTTCACCTAGATTTGGCTCTGATATTTCATTGATCAGCTCAATCTTATTTTCAGACAATTTAGGAGAATAAAATATACTTAATACCTTGTACTTATAATCAAACACCGACCACTTATCTATTATTTTTTTAAATTCTTTATTTTCTCTCCAAGGGTGAGTTTTAATAAAATTATTGGCTGCATCCAAAGAAACTTTAGCTATTTCTAACTTTTCTCCTTCTAATGCTAATAGAAATGATTTTTCAATTGCAGGTAAATTATCTTTATCCAACTTCCAATCTAAACGTTTTTCGATTTTCTTAGTTAACTTATCTTTCCTTTTTTGTATTGCTGCATTTGAGTATAACGACATTATAGAAACAAGTGGAGCTGACTCTGATATACATAATACGATTTCATCAAATGAATACTCATCAAAATCGTTAACTATCTTGCTAAATCTATCCCATAGATCATATTTTTCATCAGAAAAATGACTCACAAAGAGAGGAAACTCAACATCAGGGGATTTGAACCCTACCGCTTTTACAATATCTAGTAACATACTCTGAATTTTATTTTTGTTTGCTTTAGGTAAAGAATGTAAGTTCATCATAACTTGAAAATAAGATCTGATCGATTGCATAAAATAAATTGAATTTCTATTGCCTTCAAAGTAGAAACCATTGATTAGATATCTCGTAGACGGTTTTAGATTTATAAAATCATCTATGGTCTTAGTATTATTACATGCATCCCAATTTAGACTGTCATAGAACACATTTGAATTCAAACAATGAGAGTCATGAATTAAACTAAAATTAAAACACCTTTCATACTCAAGATATATTTCATTACTTAATTTTAATACAACTTCTTCTACTTTTTTTCCATGCATATTTGAAGCCGTGTTGGAAAACAGAAATAGCAAGTACAACGTATAGTTAGGCCAAACACCATTTACCTCAATGCTCTTTAACTTTTCAATTAAAGCATCGGTTACTTTTACTACTTCTTCAGCGGAGAGATTTTGTACAATTTCTTCGACTAAATCTCTTTCAAATTGAATTTCATCTCTATAGTCGCTAATGTAACCTTTTGCTAATGTAACTAAAAGTGATACTAGTTCATGCTCTTTACCACCACTAATTGAAACTTTAAGTATAATATTAGCTAATATACTAGATATATTTGACTTCGTTTTTATATATGAAATTTCATTGGAATTGTACTTTGTTTTTACTTTTTGAATTATATGCATCGTTCCAATTTCAAATTCATTTGATCTTGATAGAAGATATAGATCGTAAGTATTATCTCTTAAATAATTTGGAATTACATTTAATAAATAGTGCCTCATAGTTGGGCTGTCTATAGACTTATCTAATAAAGATTCTGTTATTTCTCTGCTTACTATTTTCTGATAGTCAAAGAACAAGTCTTTTTTCACTATAAATAGGAGTGCAGAAACAATATCACTGTCGAGAAAAATTAAATGTTCTAAATGGTTACCTAAATCAATAAGTTCCATGTTGTCATTTAATTGGTTTTTAATATTAAGATTGTAATTACTTCTAATCTCATCAATAGTTATTGATGTTCGTGTAGTAGTGTCTTTAGTGCTTTTTGATTCCTTATCTAAAGGTCCGATATTAATGCTAATACTTGTTCTTGTTGCTATTAAATTGGAATCAAAACTCCTATGTGACCGTAATATATTCTGGAACTGTTTAAATGTTAAATTAAGTAACGTTGAATTTTCAATAATTCCTAAACAAACATTAGAAAATACTTTTCCTTCTTCTAATGTTAATACCTTTTCACTTGGTAAAGAAACTAAATCAGAAAACCCCATCTTTATATCGTCATAAGATTTTAGCAAGCAATCTTTCTCACTTGATTTGAGAATCTTTTTCCAATAATAACTAGAAATGAGACTACTAAACTCACGATCACCTTCGGAAAAATCGAGTTTATAATAATCAAATCTTTCTTCAATATTTAGTGATATTTTTTTAAATCGGTAGCTATCAGGAACAATACTTGAATAAACGCTTTTATCTATACCAAACTCTATCGGTTGAAATTTATTTGTTGAGTAAAGTATCTCTTTTAAAGATCGTGCAAATAATAATACAGGTTTAACACTTTCATGAATGTATTCATCATGACGGCTATCAAGGAGCCTTGCACTAACTTTTAGCCAATCATTTTCAAAATAAATAATTCCTAACTCTTCAAGAATTTCAAAGTCGAAGTCTTGAGATATGAACCGCTCAGAGCCATCGAGGATCTTCCAAGCAACGTCTCCTGTATGTAATCTTTTTACAAAATCACGAGTTAGCTTAGGACTTTTCAAATCCAGTTGCAGCAGTAGTTCAGATACATAGTGGGCTTCTGTGTGAGCCACAATATCGAAAATTGACGTATCATTATAATTCTGCAGCTGTTGATCAAAGTTTAAGATAAGTTCATTGAGTTCTTTTATTGGTAAATATTTCGTCTGATACAAATTTAACTCCAATCGCACAAGGTGTTGATGTCACAGTAGTATACTATTAATTAGCGTGTAAAATACTCAATTCAAGGTTCTCTGAACGACTAAAAACACACATTAACAGCGTGTGAGTGATTATTTACTCTAACGAGTAAAGGGGCAATTCTGAGTTAGCTAAGTAACCAACTCAGAACTGGACAGAAGCGTGTTAGACAATGTTCTCTATTCGGGTTGGTAAGTATTAGGAAAGGTATAGGTAACGCCCACATTTGCGGCTGGTTTGGAGCGCAGCTGAAAACCAGTCCGGCAACATGCGCTTGTTAGGTGTTTTCTTCACTAGGAATATGCACTTTCCACTGGTCTTTTACGTAGTCATAGAACCCATCAACTCTAGGAACTCGAACTACTTGTGCTAGCTCTCGCCCTGCTTGCGAAAGCATTACTTGGCCTATGGATAGCTGGTTTTCCCCATTTTTCATTTCTAATACTAATGAACGGTCATAATAAGCTAACATGAATTTTTCTGGCAATCCTTGTGTGTTAAACCCTGAAAGTGAATTAAATTGAATTAGCCCTAAGCTATCTAAATGAGACAAGGTGCCGAAATTAATCCCTAGGTCATTGTAAATAGGAGCTTGGTAATCAAAGATTAATGGAGTGAAGTTTCCAATATTCCACCCGAACTTGCATAACGTCTGGAATAGCTCTGCATCTCTTTTATCAAGATCGCTCAGCAAGTTCACTGTACGCCTGGAAAATGAGCCTGGTGTATTTGCCTCGCCAGCAAGAACGTTAGCCCATATAGTTTGCATTTCTTCATCGGAAACAATCCGCGACTTATCGAAGAAATTTGTGAGCCAATCGTCTTCCATATTTGCAGGATTAGATGTTTCGTCAAGATAGGGAATAGACTTTTTAGTAATCTCCTCCATATTTTCTTGACGATTAGCTTCTTCTTCGACAAAACGGTGCATTGCTCTGCGATGTAAGTCAGTAATTTTTATCTCTGACTCTGCTTTAATCAAACTGGCCTCAGCTTCCGCTTTTGCAACACGTTTTATTTGCCATGGTTCAAATACGCCACCGATTGCAAATGAAACCTTTTCGATTAACGTATTAGCGGGCTTAGAAAGCTCACCGAGATTAACTAGTGATGTTGAATTATCGTCTGACATTATTTACACCTAACAGCCTATTAATAAGCACTCTTACTTTCACGTAAAAGCACATTTCTAAAATCCAGCAATTATAATCAATTTAATTCATAAATATCATGATCTTAGTAGCGTTTTTTATCTGTTATATGCATTTTTAAGAATGTAGAAAGTAAGAAATGTATTTAATCAGTCTTATTAAATACAAATAGAACTCAAGCGATAAAATCACCATGCTTTATTATAATTGGTTATACATACAGCAAATAAAACTAATCCAAAATTACGTTAATAGAATATGAATGAGTATTAGGTCTAACACACAATGGGGCAATTATAAGTTAGCTGAAAGCCCAACTATTGGATTAAAAAGAAATACTACAAATACCCCAACAACCGATTAACAGCCAATTCCACTTCTTGCTCATCGCCAAAGTAACTATTTAAAATGCTATTCCATAAGACCCCGAACGATGCTTGATATAGCTCACTGAACTCAATGTCATCCATTTTGGCAAACCGAATACTCTTGGCTTCTCTGCGAATAGAACCATTAGGCAATACAACTTGGTCATACCAACCAGCCTCAACAATCACCCATTTTCGATACGCTTCAAATGACTTCTCGGTTTCAAGTTGCGCTCTATGTGCTGATAGATAGTCTAAATAGCCACTCGCCATCTCTTGCAGTATTCGTTCTTCCCCACCGTATTGCGACAACATCCGAACAAAGCGCATCAATAGTCCGCGTTCTGCGGGTGATACTGTTCCTCCTGTTGGACTCCAATAATCAAAACCTAAGTTTAATAACGCAAAGTATTTACGGTGAAACATTGGATTGCGTAACGTTTTAAAATCACACTCAAGCACCGTCCCTACGCGTTTCTTATCGATGAAGTTCTTATCATCATCGGTAAGCGGGACTAATGCCCCGCCTTGCGTTTTAACTAGCGCTATCTTAGCCATTGATGAAACAGCCTGTTTGCGCACCTTGCAGCTTAAACTCGCGCTTAGTGACAATTTCGGCGATGACACACTTAAATACATGAACTTCTATTGAGTGCCATACACCACCAGATTTCACTTTATGGATAACATGGCTAGAACGTTCACCGTGTTTCTCGATAGCAGCAATTGCAGCAACACGCTTATCGAACGTGTCAGCACCAATAATACGAATCTCTCGATTAGTCATACTGCCACCGCCTTAAGTACACCAGCTTTAATTAGCTTCTTAGTGAGCCACAGTTCACCTTTACCCGTAATCAATGTGGTATTAGCTATACGGTCATTTTCAGGCCCATAGGTACTTTGGCGCACGACAAAGCAACCATTCTCAATGTATTGCTGCATCGGCAAGTTATAACCTTGGCAGCCACTGATTAATATTTTCATATCGCGCAGAACAGCGAAGATTTTACGGGGACCTAAATTCACAGCTTTAGCAAACTTACCCAAAGTCATACCCCGATCTACTTTGGCGATACGCTCGGCAAAATCCACTTTGGGGGCATTCAGCATAAGCTGTTTGTTTTGAGTTTCAATTTCTCTAGCTTGGTCAGCGGCAAGTTGTAATGCATCAGCAAATGATGCTGGCAGCGTAGAACTTGGCTGTGATAGCTCTCTTAGTTTAACTAATACGTTTTTTCGAACAGCTTTTGATTCACGCATACCAACGAGCATCATGTCATCATAAGAAAGATTGACCATTTGACGTTTACGCCCACCAGTAGAATCCATAAGGAAAATTTCCTCATGACTTTTATCTGTCTCATCAATGACTCGAACAATGAAGTCTTTGTATTGAACCGATGGTTCATTGGCTTCTTGTCGTGCAGGATTAATATAATCATTCAAAAAATCTAGCGAGCTCATATTTAGCTCATGGTTTTGCATTACTGAAATATTCATCACTACATCTCCCCTACACTCATTGAGCACTCAAAATTTGCTGTTTTGATTGACGGTTTACCTATCACCCCTCGAGCCGCAATATCCCATCCATTAAACGTGCTGGCCTTCGCTCGACCTGATTTAACCAGGTTGTAATCGTACTCAAGCCACTGCTCGACAATTGCCTTCGTTGGCTGTAGCTGATGGGCTTTGATTGAGAGGCAATAACACGCTGCAAACTCTAATGCCCGCTCGACATACACGCCACGTAAACCATGTTTCGACCACGATTTAATGGCGCTACCACTGGCACAACAATAGGTTCCTACTTTGTATTTTGCTCTCGTTACATCAGGGATATTTTTATCGTGAAGAACGATTAAACGTAGCAATGAATTAAAACCATTAGCTGCTAACTCTTCTGCCATTGCTGCACGCTCTGACTCAGTAAATTTACTCATAATTTGCTCCTTTTCGTGCAATACGAGCAAATACTGAATTAGCTTTAAACTGCTCTGGTCGCACTGTTGTCGAGTTACGTTGTTTATCAAATTCAGTCACACAACTACATGATGGCAACTGCACAAGTTCAGTTAATAAACCTTGCTCTTCGAGACCTTGATATTTCTCAAAAGCCCGTTTAAATCTTCTCTCAGCCTCAAGTGCTGATAGTTTGTTGCGAATGGCCCACGACGTTGCCTGACGTGCCCTTTTCTCAGCTAAACTTTGCACAGGCATACGATTTAACATGCGGTGAAAGGCACTCTGCCACTCAAGCTCCCCTTTGCACCAACTACAAAATTTGCCCACGCTTGGAAAGAAATCAGATTCTTGTCTACGTGCTTGTGACAGGCCGCGTTGTACTTGCGCGATATTAACAACACCATTTTCCATCATGCCCTTAGCAAAACTCGCTTTGGCTAAATTGAGCTGGTCAGTATCACGAAAACAGAGCCTCCAATTAGGATAAACATTGCATAACTCTCTGAATATTCGATTAATGCTTCGCGCTGCAAAATCATTTAAGTCTGTTTCTTCCTGCGGTTGTCTTGGTCCTTGCGCATGCGAAATTACTTCTGTGATTGTATTCATTAGTCGATACCTAAGTCGTTATATTCCGAGGTTTTTAGCCCAAGAGATATCATCAAAATCAGCGGGTGTGACGGGTCTGCTACCAGGATTCCGTTCTAAGAGCTTGGCTACTTGCAAGTACCCCGAAAACTTACTTGCCTTGAACAGCGTACTTGGTCGTATGTACTGAGCCATTTTTCCATCACTGCCCCATTCGATTTGCTTTTGAGTGATGACTAGGCACAAATCTTCAACGGTATGCCCATCGTTTAGACGACCGTTGATGTGATTGATATTGGATTTACAGCACTGGAATTTACTTCCTGTGACTGCGTTCAAGTGTTGGATGACTTGCTTTGCAGAACCAGCATATTTATCGATGGGTTTGGTATCGTCGTGCTTGCTCGACAATAGATCTTTATTGTTACTCTTCAGTTCTTGTTTAATATCAGTCTTTATTAGTGTCGGTTTAGAAAGATTAGGTTCATCCGCATCAGGTCTAACCGTATCAGGTTCATACTGTTCTTTTTTGGGTATATCTGATTGGAATTCATTTGTCTGTTGATTCTTATCACATTCATTTTTAAAAGATTCACCCCCTACTGGCACATCATAAACAATATAATTTGTTTCACCTGTAGATAGCTTTTCACGGACAATAAAACCAACTTCGCGAAGCTCTTTTAAAATGGCATAAACACCATCTCTAGCCGTCTTTTTAGCTGTATTTTTAGTGACGGTAATTAACTGTGCTGGCGACACTCTCCAGTTATCAGGTTTAGATAATATGTAAGTCAACATACCCATTGCCTGAAATGACAATTGGTTATTGGCAAACACACAATTACTAATTGTTGTAAAGCGATTACGACGCTCGGATCGGATAATAGACATTACACTTCCTCCAATTTTTGCGGTAACTGCTGACGATGAAATAAAGTGGCGTTGGCTCGTGTTGGCTCAGTTCCTAGCAACAATAAATTCTTAGCTACTGATACGCTCATACCACGGCGTTTAGCCGCAACACGAGACGCTATGGTGATAATTTTGTCGAGGTCATCTACGTTCTTCATAATTCAGTCATCCATTCAGGAATGGCAATGCCAGCAATCGTTAATTCATTTCTTATCTCGCGTGCTAAATCTGCGTCGTTGAGCATCATGTCTCGAACGCTTGAGATAGCTAACGTATATAAAAATTGAGCTTCATTGGTATCTGCAGCCTTGGAAAAAGAATCAATCACTGCTCGGTCAGATTCAGTGAATCGTACTTTCACTTGTTCATCACGAATCAAGGCTTGTGGTAGCCCTACTTTGCCGATCTTACGACGTGCAGCTATCGTGGTTAGCATTTGCATTTCGAACTCGTTTAGTTGAATCATTGGTCGTTACCTTTTTGGTCGTTTCTAAATTTAACTTCAGGCCCTTTCGATGCCGTCCATAGTTGCTGGGATTATAGATATACGGAATGTCCTCGCTTAAATGGCATAACAAAGCTATTTTCTCAGGGACTTTCTTTTTGAAATGACTAGCACGCTCTAAACCAAAAGTACTTGCGATGACTTTTTCAGTTTTAAAAACGTCTAAAAGTATTAAAAATAAAGGGTCCATTACTTACCTCCAATTAGAAATGTAATCTTTTCTACACCCACTAGCAAGATATTTAACGTAAATAAACCTACGTAGAGATATGCTATTGTTTAAGAATATGAAATCACAAACGAGTGTTAATCAATGGAGTTAGGCGATCGTTTTAAATATCGACGAGAAGTATTAGGTCTAACCCAAGAAGAAGTTGCTAAAGAAGTATCGCGATTATTAACGAGTGATAAATTTAATCGAGTAACGGTTAGCAACATAGAACTTGGAAATCAACAAAGCATGAAAGATCGAGTATTACTCGCTGTTATACAAATTCTTAAATGTAACGCGGAATGGCTAGTAAACGGCAAAGGAAGTATTGAAAAAATCGCCGATAGCAATGTTGAATTAGTTCCGATACAAGGACTCATGTGCCCTGTAATCTCATGGGAGCAAGCTGGTAACTTTACATCAATAGAACACCTATCAGAGCCTGACGAATATTCGTTCTACCCATCACCAGTTAAAAGTGGTCCTAATACATACATACTGACTGTACGCGGTGATTCAATGTCACCAAAATTTGAAGAAGGAGATTTAATCTACGTTGATCCTAACCAAATTGAAGCTATCAGCGGAAAGTATATAATTGCAGCGATCTCAGAATATCAAGAAGTTACTTTTAAACAACTTCAGATTCTTGATAATCAAAAGTTATTAAAAGCAATCAATCCAGACTATCCACCAGAACTAAAGTATTTAAAAATTAATAATAATTGTCAGATTATTGGTACTGTTGTTGCCCACGTAAAACCTCTATAAAAATCAGTACTCGTATAAAATTCATAAGTCAGTAGAAATACTGACTTTTTTATATTCTTCTATGTAATAAAACTAACTTAAGTAGAAAAACATACATAAAAGCATTGACACTCACATGTAGAAAAACATACATTAAATGCATTAGGTAGACGAAATCCTTACACAACTACTGCCTCTTGCTCTTTAATATTATGAATATACTCACCACCCTTCATATGAGTAAATTTTAAGCATAACATACCAATAAAGAATAAAAAACAACCCAATCAATACTTCTATGGATACAAAAAAACCCTGCCATTTCTGACAGGGTTGATTTGGGCACTAATTACGACCAAGAAATTAGTGCCGTGGCGGCAAACGACCAAGAATGCCACCTAAAGGTAACGACCGGGCACCTAAAGCAACCACAGTCAGATGAAAGTATCTAATAAAAAAACCACCATCCTAAGGAGAGTATCTTATGAAAAACATTTTTAATCAAGTCTCACCCCAAGAAGCTGATGCACTAGAGAAATTTCTAGCAACTGGTAAACATCTAATCCTCAATAACCGTGAGTTTTGCGGTTTATCGGTCTCAGATTTCGCCACCTTTTACTTTGAAGTTCACGATGGGAAATTAGCTAATGCCATGGTTAAGTTTCTTATCACAGCAGACTGCAGTTCAAGCAATACCCTACTTACTTTAATGGGCTTTAAAGAGTTCGCCAAAGATGTCTTTGAAGAGTTCTTTAATGAACATGAAGTCACTATTTTAAAAATCTTTCACGCTGAATATAAGGAGCATAGAAAAGAACTTGAACTTGTACTCGCAGGTTTATAACCCATTCATAAAGTGCCCTTACTTACTCGAGAGCACTTTGAAAATGTATAACCTAAAGGTAATTGCAATGAACACTCAATCGACTGTTCCTTTTGAGCAACAATACCCCGCTGTCGCACAACGCGGTATAGATCAATCAACATGGGGAGCCTTACAAAATAGCGTATTCCCGGGCGCACGTGATGAATCCATATTAATGGCAGTGGATTACTGCTTATCACGCCATTTAGACATTTTACTTAAACCTGTTCACCTCGTACCAATGAGCGTTAAAGATGCTTCTTCAGGTAATTCAACATGGCGTGATGTTGTTATGCCTGGTATTGGTTTATATCGCATCCAAGCTGATCGAAGTGGTACTTATGCTGGTGCAGATGAACCCGAGTTCGGCCCAGTATTAACAGCCGATTTAGATGGTAACCAATATACATTTCCTGAATGGTGCAAATATACCGTCCATAAACTTATTGGTGATCGAATTGTCGCTTTCAGTGCGAAAGAATATTGGCTAGAAAACTATGCAACCTCAGGACGTAACGCCCAAGCACCGAATGCTATGTGGAAAAAACGCCCTTACGCACAGTTAGCCAAATGTGCTGAAGCGCAAGCACTGCGTAAAGCATGGCCAGATATAGGACAAGCTCCTACCGCCGAAGAAATGGAAGGCAAAGAGTTCGTACCATCAGAAAAAGATATCACCCCACAAAAACCAACTATAAAACACTATCCTGTCGATCAGTTTGAACTCAATTACACCAAGTGGTCATCCGTCATTCAGTCCGGTAAGAAAACAGCTGAACAGTTGATCGCCATGATTGAAAGTAAAGGCCAATTAACTGAACCTCAAAAACAAGCACTCATCAATTGTGAAGCGGAGGAAATCTAATGCGTATAACAAATGTTGTCCAAGGAACTCAACCATGGCACGAATTACGAGCCACTAAATTTACTGCCAGTGAAGCACCTGCAATGATGGGCGCATCAAAATATCAAAGTCGTGATGCTCTACTTAAACAAAAGGCAACGGGTGAACGGCCAGAAGTGAATAGCTTTCAAGAAAAGATATTTGCTCGTGGTCATGCAGCAGAAGATGCAGCTCGTCCACTCGTAGAAAAACTCATTGGTGAAGAGTTATTCCCAGCAACAGCAATCAGTGATGAATATGATTGGATGCTTGCAAGTTTTGACGGTATCACACTACTTGAAGACATTGTCTTTGAGCACAAACTCTATAACCAAAACTTGTTTGCCCATGTGCTTAATGGACACTTAGAACCACACTATTACTGGCAATTAGAACAACAACTTCTAGTATCTGGTGCAGAAAAAGCCATCTTTGTTTGTTCAGATGGTACGAATGAAAACCTTGCATCTTGCGAGTATGTTTCATTGCCAGAGCGCCGCGAACAGCTTATTGCCGGTTGGCTGCAATTCCAAAAGGACTTAGCCAATTATGAGCAAAAAGAAGAAGTCATTATTCTTGAAGCAGAGCCTATTCGTGACCTACCCGCTTTAACCTATAAAATGGATGGTTTAACCCTTAACAGCAACTTTGATATTTTCAAAAAAGCTACCATGGCACTGATTGAAAAATCAAAACTCCCCATTGAAACTGACCAAGAGTTTGCTGATACAGAGCAACTCGTCAAAGTATTCAAAGGTGCAGAGGACAAACTAAAAGCACTGTCAGAGCAAGTGCTTGGTGAAGTTCAAAGCATTGATGCGTTCATTAAAGAATTGAAGTTTGTCAGCGAACAAATTCGCCAAGCGCGATTAGCTGCAGATAAACAAGTGAAGAATCGCAAAGATGAAATCCGCAAAAATATTCTTAACAATGCCAACGCTAAAATCCAGCAACACCTCAATGCGTTATCATTAGACATCAAAGCCCCAATACCAACACCTACAGTATCAGTGCTTAATGCGATGAAAGGTAAAAAGACAGTTCAATCACTGGAAGAAGCGGCAGATACTACAATCGCACAAGCTCTAGTGGAAGCCGACCTTTTAGCCAACAAAGCAAAGGACAACTACACCACTCTTTCAACACATCCTGAATACCAGTTTTTATTTAATGACTGGGCGACAATCTGCTTTAAAGATACCGATGACTTTAATGCGCTTGTTAAATCACGTATTGCTGACCACAAAGCTGCAGAAGATATTCGATTAGAGCAAGAACGCCAGCAAATGCAGATAGAAGCCGATGCTAAAGCACAAGCAAAGGTTGAAGCTCAACAGGAAAGACCACCCGCTAACGAAGAAAATAAACAAAGCGATGTAATTGCCAAGGCATTAGAAAAAGGCAAAGCTGCACTATCACCAACAACATTAGCCCATCAAATAGAAACATCAGAAATCAAAGCAGTACCTATGGTTCAGATGACAGCTAAAGAAGCGAATTATCTTCGAAAACGTGATGCCATTTTGACAGCACTAGAAAATGCAGGTGTTGATAATTGGTCTGGTTATGAGAATGCTGTCAGTAATATCACCAACACTCAACTATAAATTCTTTACTAAAGAACTTTTCCCTTCTAACACCCGTAATACACAATTGCCAAGCGTCTATTGGGGTCGTTCTATCCATATTCCCATCACTGCACACCATGAATCGGGGTCGTCTTTCTAATTTTGCCAGTACAACATGCCAATAAGGAATCAAACATGTTCGATTACAACAGCTACCCTACTGTAAACATCTCATATACCACAGAAAACAGCTTAAACGTGACACCGTCACACTATAAAAGTAAACAAGAAAAGCAACTACCTGATTCACCGCCACCAGCAAAAACTTATGCTGAACTTAATGAGCAATCAACGCATCTTTTAATTAGTCACGTTGAAGTATTAGAGATGTTTCAAATCACAAGTCGAGCAACTATTTATAAGTGGCGACAAACACGCGGCTTCCCTGAACCAATTACATTGATGCCCTTACGTTGGTTACGTTCTGCCGTGGAAGAATGGAAAGATAATACTAGTCGGTTTGGAAAACGATTTTAGGTGCAAAGCGATCTTGGTAAGAGATCGCTTTGTTTTATAATTTCACTTAACTAAATAACAGATAAGTGTATTCCATTTTTTTCTTTTTCTACAATAGTCTCTTCCATTAAAATATAAGGAAAGTCTAATGGCAACTCTAATTTAGCTGTACAATAAAAAGAACGCAAAATAAAATTAATAAAATTAGCTGGACAAATAGGAGCTACTATAGGGATCCTACAATTCTTATATTGACCAAGACTTAAGTGACTAGCTGGATGTTTTAATTCTTCAAAATTTGCAGGATCATAATCAAAACGTACAGGAACAGGAAGAATAGATTTCAATACGATATCTGAATAATAAATACTTTCATCTAAATATATCTCTGGATCATTTTGAAATGCTTCAAAGTCAGGTGATGGAAAGTAACATAATCTATGTTTAATCAGTTCTTGTTTCTCGTTAAAACAATATAATAGTTGAATTAATCCGCCATCAATAAGTTTATAATTAAATTGTCTTCCAGCAGATAAATAATTATAAATATCCGAATACTCTACATTTTTTAATGCTATAGAAACATCGGAAAATCCTGAATAATTAATATGAGTTTCATTATGAGTTTTAACCTCAGCTACAAAATTCTGATCATCACAAATACCAGCAGTTATCAATTTAGCCGTAATATTACTAATTGCTGTTATGGTTTGTTTAGGTGTCAA